TTACATCCACATAATTTGCTGCCCTGACGGCAACGGGTGCGGCCTTACGGCGTGGACTTCTCCCGGCTTCACGATGTATCGCTGTACCGACTCATAGGTGATGAACGTGGCGCTGCAATTCACGTTCTGGCACTGGTGATAACGCTCTTTTGTCGTGTCAGTGATATAGCGGCTTGTACGCGCATGTGCGGCATGCTGGCATAAAGGACAATGAAACATCGCGAGCACCTCTTCCGGTTTTGTTGATGGTGCCATTTTAGTTAATTTATCCTTATAAAACAAACAGATAAATAAAACATATCACTCATCATCTTCTGTTTCGTACTCCACATCAGAAAGCCTGACCTCAAGCTCTAAGGACGTCGTGAAGCCGCTATTATTCAGAAAATGTGTCACCTTAGTGATTGTCCAGTCCTGCTCGTCTATGACGCGCTTAAAGCCTGACACTTTAACCGGTGTTTCCGTGTAAATATCTGCCCGACCGGTAGCCAGGCTGATGGAGAACTCCGCAACGCCCCGTTGCAGTTTATCCCACTTCGCCTGAGCGGCGCGCATGGCCTGCGCTTTCGTGGCATATACCGTGGTCAGGGCAAAAACGTTGTCAGCCTCACCGGCCATGTATTCACCTTCGCGTGCTTCCGGTACTTTTGGCGCTTTCTTCTGCCTGACCGGTTTCGCTTTCGGGTGCTCCAGTGCGCGCAGGTGTTTTTCTTTCTTTTTGCGTTTCAGTTTTACCTTCTGCTTTTGCGGTTTCGGGTCTTTGGTGTGTAACCACTTTGCTGTTACGCCGGTATAGGCTCCACGGTCAGCAATCGCAAAATGATGGCGGTCGCCGTCACTGCGGGTGATGGTAATCTGCGGGATTTTTTTACCGCTGGCCGTCACCCCCTGCCCCGCTTTGAGAAACAGCAGTTTTCCCATTTTTACCGACACCTCACCGCCGTTGCGTTCAGCAAGACGGGTCAGGAATTTCGCATCTGACTCCTGCGACTGGTCGATGTGCGGGATTTTAATTCCGGCCAGTGGCGGAGCGACACTGGCTTCCAGCCTGTTACGGGAGGCTATCGCTTCAACAATCGCACCGAGCGTGGTGTCATGCCAGGAGCCTTCACGGCGGGAATTGAGCGTCCCGCGGAAATCTGCACTCCGGGCGCGGATGGTGACCACATCCGGCGCGCCCCGGTGTTCAACCTCATCAACGGTGAATTTCCCTTTGCATACCAGGGCAAAACCTTTCCAGCCGATATACACCGTCAGGACAGCGCCACGAACCGGCAGCCCGACCTGCCCGTCGGCATCGTTCAGTTCAATATCAAGCTGGTCAGCCTCAAAGCCCCGGTTATCCGTCAGGGTCATGCTCATCAGACGGTCGCTGATATTGCCGGTAATATCCCTGCTGTCGAGCATCAGCATGTAATCCGGCGTCAGCGTACTGCCTGCATCAAATGTCAGCGCATCCAGCATTATCCTGCCCCCGTCATACCCGTGAATCTGGTCGCCATACTGCCGGCCTTACCGATGAGCGACTCCGCCTGTTTACCGATATCGCCATAAAGCGCGGCCAGTGATTCATCAACGCGGGTGAGCGACAGCGTAAAATCAATTTTCCGGGGTGTGCCGTCTGCAAAGAAAATACTCCCTGTTTCACTCACCTTGCTGATGACATACATGCCGTAAATCATGCCAGTGCCATCCAGCAACGGCCACGCCCGGCCTTCATCTGCCATCAGCCTGAGCGTGGTCATCGTCAGCTTTCCGCCGGTCAGTTCGGGATAAAGCACACCGGCAAGCGTCATGTTCTCCTCACCCACACCGAGAAACTGGTAGGCATCCCGTTTACCGATACGGGAATTTGACGGCCAGCGATAATCTGATTCACGCTGCATGGTCTGGTGTGGCAGCGTCTGGCGCATAAAAACAAACATACCTAACGCGAGCATCATTTTTCGTCACCTCCTCAACCGTCATGCATCATGCTGGCACGGGCGCGCGCACGTTTATCCCGCTCGTATTTTTCGAGCGCATCCTGTAACTGGCGGTCGAGCTGTGTCCCCGGCGCAGTACCACCCGTCAGGCTGATGTGATATTCGTTTTTACTCTGGTCTACATAAGAGCGGCCAGCCGGTGCCGTGACCGGCTGATAAGCCTGATAACCTGCATAAGAGCTGGTCGCCGGAATATAACCACCGCTGCCATACGTGGCGGCTTGAGTTCTGGCGGCGGTCTGGTCAAGTGTGTCTGACTCTTTGTTGATAACACCGAGTTTTTCCAGTACCCAGTCAATACCACTGCGCAGTTTGTTGAACGCATTAAGCGGCAGCATCAACGCGTCAGCCAGTGCCTGCCCGAACATGACGCCCGTGTCACGGCAACGGTTCAGGGTGTCCTGTGTGGCTTTAACCGGGGCAATCAGGTTTTTAAACCACTGCCACGCGGCCTGTAACTTGTCGCCCAGCCAGTCAAACAGCGGCTTCAGTGGCGTGAACAGTTCCCCCACCGGCGCAAATGCCGCTTTCAGCCCTTCAACCACACCGCCAAAGAATGCGCTGACAGGCTCCCAGTATTTACGGATAAGCAACGCCCCGGCGACAATGGCAGCCACCACGGCCACAACCGGCCAGCTAATAGCCCCGATGGCGGTCATAACAGCACTGCCAACCGTCGTGAAGATTGCCCCCATTGCGCCTGCTGCCGCGATGATGGCATTGATGCCGGTGATAACCGGCCAGGCTACAAGACCAATTGCACCGATGATGCCAATCAGCGCCAGCGCGCCACCGGCAATGATGCCGATGGTTGACGCCAGTGATTTGTTTTTCTGGATCCAGCCGTCGAGTTTTAACACATACTTTGTGGCCGTCTGCGTGAGCTTACGCAGTGTACCTTCCTGCTGGTCAAACAGGTCAGTCCCCACCGCCTCATAAGCGGACTGAAACTCCTTAAAGTCACCACCGAGGTTATCCTGCATGATTTTAACCAGCTCTTCCGTTTTACCGTCCGAGGCTTTCAGCGTGGCGGTCAGCTTATCCAGTTTTCCGCTTGCTGCCGCTGCCAGTAAAACGTTCGCTGATTTCAGGGCTTCCTCACCAAAAATGGTTTTAAGGTATTCCCCCTTCTGAGACGTTCCCAGCTTGTGTTTATCAAAGCTGGCCTGAATCTCTTTCAGAATGGTGAACAACGGACGCATATTTCCCTTTTTGTCCGAGGTTTTAACGCCAAGCTCTTTGAGTGCATCCCATGCTTTTCCAGTCGGTGCCTGTAATCGGGTGACAATGGCACTGCTACCCGTACCCGCCATTGACCCCCTGATGTTATTGTCATGCAGCACACCGGTCATGGCCGCTGCCTGCTCAAGACTTACACCTGCCGTCCTCGCAACCGGGCCGAGGTAAGTCAGTGCATCACTGAGACCCTGAAAATCAGCCGCCGACTTATTCATCGTTGCCGACAACACGTCGCCCACATGGCTGACATCATCATTTGACAGTTGAAAGGATGCCTTAGTCCCCAGCAACAATTGCGCGTTTTCTTCCATCGACCGCTGGTTTGCCAGTGCCATATTCAGTGTGACCGGCGTTGCTGCCTGAATAGCCGCAGCATCTCCACCCGCTTTCGCAATGATAATCTGCGCACCGGCCGCATCATCCGCTGAGGCGGCGGTGTTGTCGCCGAGCTGGCGCGCCTGCTTGCGGAGTGCGGTCATTTCGGCGGAGTCTTTTGCCACTCCGAGCACGGCCTGCAATGCTGAGTTTTTCTGCGCAAACTCATAACCGGGCATCAGCAGCTTAACTCCGGCCATCGTTCCCGCAGCAGCAATCCCCACACCGGCAGCGCCCACTGAGGCCATATTTCCGGCCAGTTCCTTTCCGGCCTGATAACGCTGTTTGACTGCGTTAAGTTTTGCCTGTTGCGCACTGACACGCGCCAGCGCGTCGCGCTGACGGTTAAGCTGTGCGGTGGTTTCACTGATACGGTTTTTCAGTCCCTGCTCATCATGTGCAAGATTGCGGGTATTAATTCCCACAACGGCCAGTTCCCGCTGCTGGCGTTTAACGGAATCCGTCAGGCGGTTATATTTCGCCTGTAAGTCCTCCGCCGCACGCTTTGCGGATTCCAGCACTTTCGCCTGAGCACGGGTCGGACGTTCGGTGTTTTTAAACTGTGTGGCAAGGGCTTCGGCTTCCTGCCGTGCCTTTTCAAGTGCATGACCAGTCACGGCAAGCTGTGCGCTGGTCTTGCGAAATCCCTCAATACGGGATGCGTGACCATTCAGCTCGCGCAGTGATTTTTGTGTTTCCCGGATATCCCCCGACAGCGACTTACTCGCTGTGCGGATGGATTTAAACGGGCGGGATGCCTGGTCAACAGCCCTGAGCAATACCTGTAATTTTACATTGTTACTCATTCGTGTTTTCGCTTCGCTGGAGCGCCTTTTCGCGCCATGTGATGAGTTCGGTCAGGCTCATGGGATACAGTTCTGATGGCGGCCAGTGAAATATCACTGCCACATCCGCCATCAGGTCATCTACCGACAGATTTTTCGGAAACGTCACTGCACCGAGTTCGGCGACAAAAAACCGACCACCTTACCGGCCAGTTCCACAAGGTCAGGCAGTTCCAGCGCGGCGACTTCCTGCTCGGTCAGCATCGGTGCCGTCATGCGCGGCAGCACCTTAATAAGTGCATCGACTTCGGAGTGTGCGACCGAAGCCAGACTGACACCGCGAAGCGTCCCGGCATTAGGTTTCATCAGCGTGACCTGTTTGATAACCTGCTCACCACGTTTGACCGGATTTTCCAGGGTAATCACATTTTCTTTGTTCATGGTTTTCTCACTTCTGAATCAGGGTTAACCGGTCAGCCTGGCTGACCGGATGAAAATCACAGGCCGATATTGCGGCGGTGTTGCTCCAACCGGTCGACGCCGTTCACCTTCTCAATCATGTTGATGGTGTCGATTTCGACCAGCTCCTTACCGTCCATCGTCAGCCGGAAATAGGTGCAGACCACGGAGATTTTCGACTCGGTGTCTTCTCCCTGTTTACCCTCGCCGGTGTCGATTTCTTTCTGACGTCCACGCATGACCACTTCGACGGCCACCGTTTCGCCGGTATCGTCGCGCTGGTAAGAGCCTGCAAAACGAATCGGCACAGCATCCACACCGGTTGCGGCGTAAAGCTCCCAGATAACCGAATCCGGGAAGCCCCCGAGCGACCACTCCATTGACAGCGCATCGTCATCAAGGCCGAGGTCTACCGGTGCGCTGCCGTTCATCCCCGCACCGCGATAGTTTTCGAGCTTACGAGTCAGTTTTGGCAGCGTGACGGACTTTGCAACGCCCTGATAGCTGTAGCCGTTCAGAAAGACGTTCATTAACTTGAGTTTGCGCGGCATTGCCATCGGTCAGGCTCCTTAATTGCTGTTAACCGAAGTGACCAGATTTGCCAGGTATTTATCGGTAATACGCTGGCGCAGGGTCAGGTTTTCGAGAGGAGGCACCGGTGTATAGTCGTAGTCGATATACAGTTTTCCGGCCTTGAGGGTTTCCGCATCGTTGGATTCTTCGCTGAACCAGCAGGTCGCATCCACGATATAGCCGTTTGTTTTCAGTTCACGGAATTTGGCATTAATGCCGTCAACGATGTCGCGAATCAGCGTTGCGGTTATGGGCTTATCCACAGCCCACATGTGCGCCTCAGCCATCGTGTCGGCCAGCACCTGCGCGGTGCGGGTGTAGTTTTCAAAGAGGAACAACGGGTCATCAGAGCAGGTACGGTTACCCCAGAAACGGAAACCGTCACGGCGAATCAGCGTTGTGACACCTGACTCGTTCAACAGGTCAGCATCGGTGCCGGACTCCTGCAAATCCCAGAATACAGAGGCACTGATGCCAGTAACACCGTTTACCCCGACGTTGGACAGCGTTTTATGCCAGCCCTGCTCCTGGTCGATTTTAGCACGCAGACCCAGCGCACGGGCGGTGGCATACGCGGTGGCAGTGGTACTGGTGACCGTATCCCATGCGAGGAAATCCGGCCAGATGACCATCAGCTCACGCTGGCTGAAATTCTGGCGGTAGGCTTTCACCTCGGAAATGGTTTTACAGCCCCATGCGCTGATATACCCGAAAGCGCGCAGCTTCTGACAGACTGATGCCAGTGCAACAGCCACCTCTTTGGTGTCCAGTCCCGGCACACCGAGAATGCGCGGTTTAACACCGGTTACCGACTCTGCCGCCAGCAGGGCTTTCAGTCCGGTGTACTGACCGTTTTCGTCAGTGGTGCCGATGATATTGGAAACGGTCTGCGCGAGTTTCGTTTCCTCGTCGTCGCCGGTGCCGTCTTCCACACGCACGACAACGGTGACCGGTTTTGACTGGTCGGCGATGGCCTGCAACGATGCCGCCAGCGTGCCTTTTTTACCGGCCTTTGCAATTGCGCTCTGCACATTGGTAATCAGCACAGGTTTATTGAGGGGGAAGGTTTCCGCATCCGCATCGCTGGCCGTACAGACCATGCCGACAATGGCAGTGGATACGGTGGAAATGACGCGGGTGCCGTCGTTAATCTCCAGCACCTGCACGCCGTGATGATAGTCACTCATCCGTTTAACTCCGTGGTTAATGGGTGAGTGGTATTTTCATGTGTGCCGGAGATGTCAGGCTATTTGTCCCGGTTGGCTGAGGGATGACACAATTTATTCTTTGTCGCTGATGAGGCGAATTTTTTATAGAGCGTGGACAGGTCAATATCAAAAATCAGCGCCACACGTTGACGTGATTTCCTCGCAGCCAGCAATCGTCCTGCCTGTTCCCACGCAGTCGATTATCTGGAGCACTGGAACTGGTCGAAATTTCCAGTGCTCCAGATATTGAATGGCCTACGCCTCCGGCAGTTCAGGCCAGATAACATCCGGCGCTGTGCTGGTATCTGTTGCTGTCACCGCGTCAATGTAATCCAGCACAGCGTTAAGCCGGGTTGTTTCAGTTTGCGTCAGTTTGCGCCCGGCCTGCAATTTCAACTGAATCAGACTAATGGAAGCCATTGCGGCATCAATCAGCGACTGGCGCTGTGTTTCTGCCGTCTCTACTGCGACGTAATGTTGCTCCTCAGTATCTGTCACCCATTTCTCACCATCCCATTTATCGTATGGCGTTAACGGGGCGATAGTAGTTGTGTTGTCAGGATAGTCGCCCGGTGCTGTGATTTCTTTGGCGTCACCCGTTTCGGTGTTATAGACGATTTCACCGCGATGGTCTGGCACATATTCCCATGAATTTAAATCCACAGAACGGCAGATTGCATAACCAGCCTTATGTATACCAGGTGCGTCTAAACAAGAATATGCCGGAATACCGACTCCCACAGCAAGATATTCAGTTGATGAGGAAATATATTCCCGCGTCTCACTGTCATAGTTGTAAACGATGAGGCTTCCTGCCTGAACGGCAATAAGTTCGTTATTCAATATCGCGTTATCCATTATGCAGCTCTCACAATATAATTAAATGATGTATTACGTGGTCGCACTGATATCCATGCACTATTAAAACCGTCTTCTGCTGTTTTCTGCGTTCCCGTAATGGAGTTATCAGACGAAGCTGGAACATAGTTACTGCTGTCGCCAGCTTTAGAATTAGCAGGTATCCCGCTTGTTTGTACTTTATCGGCGGAAGCAAATGCTATCCCCACCTTGACAGATGTTGCTGTATCAACCCCGTAATAATCCTGTAACGCTGTACGAATAAAAGTTGCATCCTGACTACTGAGTAGTGATCGTCCACTGTCTACACCGCGTCCATCATCCCAGCCACGAATAAACTCACCGCGTAAATCAGGTAATTTTCCGGTGGTGTATACCTTGGCAAGCTCAGGATATTTCACCTTATCAAAGGCAGCACCATTGCATTTCAGCCAGCCTGTCGGCGGCGTGGCTGAAGGCCACGAAACAGGTACGCCAACAGGCAATGCAGAGCCTTTCCCCAAACCAAGGTAATCAAGAACCCCCTGTGTGCTGGTCTTGCCAATAATGGCGCGTCCAACACTTGTCAGTGCGGTTAGCGCAGCACGATCTGCCCCTGAAAAATAAGGGAGTTTATCTGCTGATGTAGCAAGTCCTGCCAGCGCCGTCAGTGTGGCATCCTTCGGTTGCTTACCCGCAAGTGCGTTAGTCATGGTTGTCGCAAAATTCGGGTCGTTACCCAGCGCCGCCGCCAGCTCGTTCAGCGTGTTCAGTGCGTCAGGTGACGAGTCTACAAGTGCGGTAATCGCGGCCATAACATAAGCCGTGCTTGCGATCTGAGTATTATTAGTACCCTTTGGCGCTGTTGGCGTTGTTGGCGTTCCGGTCAGGGTCGGGCTGTTTAATGGCGCTTTTTTGTTCACTTCATCCATTACCGTCTTAACAGCTTTTGGCGTCGCTGCCAGCGTTTCAGATGTGCTGTTTGTGGCGCTACTGAGTTGAACAAGGCCTTTTCGTGCCGTAGTCGCATCCTGAGCGGTATATTTCCCGTTAGCCAGGTCATATGCAGCCTTAACCGCTTTCGGTGTTGCGGCCAGTGTTTCAGATGTGCTGTTGGTTGCACTGCTTAACTGAGTAAAACCTTTTGCGATCAGCGAGGCGTCCGGGTGGCGTCGTGACTGTTCGTGCTCAGAAATTTTGTCATCCACATATTTACGTGTTGCCAGTACCACAGCCGGGTCGATTTTCAGCGTGATGGCTTCGGTGTTCGTGACAACCAGAATCATGCGGATGGTCTGGGTGCGGCCACTGCCTTCCTGTAACTGCGGTTTGTACGTTTCCGGACAGTTCGCTACCGCAATGAGTACGCCTTCATCATCATAAAGCCCAATCTCACGTATCCAGAATCCGCCCTCGTTTTCAGGGATGATTTGCTCCGCAATAATCTGGCTCTGGTTGTTCGGGTCAACACTCAGAAGATTCAGCGGCGCGATGCGTTTCTGGTTAATCAGTTTTGTCTGTGCCGGGTCTGGTGTCGGCAAGACACCATTCGCATCACCAACGGCCATTTGCGTCAGATTCAGCTTACTACCGAGCATCGTCGCGTTAGCCAGCCGTGCCGCGCCCTGATTAGTCAGAATGGCGTAGTATTTCACTGTCATGCGTTTACTCTCAGGTTATCAATGAAATGAATGACCGAGGCCGGGAAATAATTCCCTCCGACAATAATGGCCTCCGGGGTGTAGGGATAAATCGTCAGGGCGTCGCCGTGATAGCATCCCGCACCGGCAAAAATGTTGCCGGTTGTACTTAAGCTGATAGCCAGTCCCGTCAGATGGCGGCTCGCCGGTTTTGCATCAGCAACGAGACGCTCCAGTTCCTGATACATTTCCTCGGTAATACCCTGCTCAAGCACGCCAACAACGATACGGAACGTCCCCGGCTCCTCGTTGAGCTGCCACCACTCCCTTACCTCAATCAGATAGCCAAGCGGCTCCACCACACGGCGAATCGCACCAATAGTGCCCTTATGGCAGTGAATGAAATACGCATCGCGGATAACAGCGCGTTTTGTCGCTTCCGGCCACTTATCATCCCAGCGGTCAACCGAAAACGCCCACGCCAGCCACGGCAACAGATTTGCCGGGCAGGTGTCCGGGTTCCACAGCTCACGAATACTGACCGGCGTTTTTTCAATTTCCGCACAGGCTTTCGCGGCGGCGACCTCAAGCGGTGATGAGCCGGTCGGCAGCAGGCGCGAATCACTCATCCGAGCCTCCGGTCACGACGCTGTATTCGGTACAGAAAGACGCCTGCGTATTGTTGAGCACGATGTCGGCCAGCGGTGCAGCCAGTTCGACACGCTGCACACCTTCCACATGCAAAGCGGCATAAATGGCAGACAGACGGATGTCGCGCCCCAGCCGGTGCTGTGCCGTGATATACGCTTCCAGTTTTTTCACGGCAGCAGCGCGAATGGGTTCGCTTTCGGGACCAGGGTAAAGGTAAAGCGTGGCGTTTATCTGGTATTCAACAATGGCGGCAGACTGCACGGTCACGCGGTCGGCCACCGGCCTGACGTCCTCGCCATTAAGGGCGTTACGCACCACAGCCAGCAGGTCTTCGGATGCGACACCGTTATTTTCACGTGACAGCACAGAGATGGTGACGCAGGCCGGAGACGGACTGGTGACAGAAATATCCGCGACACGCCCGTCAGCACTGCGACCATGATACTGATAGGCTCCCACTGACCCGGCGACGCTTAAGCCCTCAAACGCCTGCTGAATACGCAGACGATAATCGGTGTCAGATTCCATCACTGCCGGTGTCGGCGGGATGGTCGAATCATCTGCCGGGGTGATAGTCAGGCGCGTGGTGTTGTAATTGGCGCCAATCACATCAAGGTCATTACCGGCGGCACAGGCCAGCATTACCGCCCGTGCGGCCTCATTCACACGCTGACGCCAGATAAGCTCACGATAAGCATTTTCCTCCAGCAGTTTGACGAGAGGCTCAGATTCCAGTGTCAGGGTACGGGCGACCGCCTCCTGCTGGTCTTCCGGGTAAAGGGAAATCAGTGTCGCCTTGCGTTCGGCAAGAATGGTTTCAAAGTCCAGCTCCTCGACCACATCCGGTGCGGGTAGCTGGTTCAGGTCGATAATCGGCATGGTTTCAACTCACAGGGATGGTTAACGAAAGTGGCTGGCCGGTGTCGTTGTGCTGGCCGGTTAACGTAACTGTCATTCGCCCGTCAAAACTGCGCGCCGTGGTGACGGATGACAGGGTGACGCGGGGTTCCCATTTCAGCACTGCCATGTAACAGGCGACCTTAATCTGCAACTCAAGCGCCGGGGTCTGCGGCTGGTCAATCATTGACGCCAGCAACGAGCCGTAATCACGACGCATCACCCGTGAACCGACTGGCGTGCGCAGGATATCGCCGATACTCTGGCTGATATGTTCAAGGTCAGTGGCAGTCAGGCCATCACTGCGATTCATTCCGAGATAACGCGCTGTCATAGAGGACTCCCGGTTGTGCCGCCGCTGTCGCCGGGGTGTTTATGGGTATGCAGTACCTTACCGTTTGATGAGAGTTCACCGCCGGTGTGTTCAATGTTGCCGCGCATCGTCCCGCCCTTCTGCACTTCCAGCGTGCCGGTGATCAGCTTGTTTGTGCAGACCACCTCCGGCGTGTCCAGAGTGACACGGGTTGATGCTTTCACCGTGACCACCGGCACCGTGGCAGTAACAGAATCAGAAGCCGTCACGCTGGCCGTTTTAATTCCGCTTACCGTGAGTGCACTGGTTTCAGGTTCATACTCAATCACCGCCCCGTCAGGGAAACGGATATGCAGGGCATCCGCCGACGCAGACGGCGCGGGGTTATCACCGGAATAAATCCCCGGCAGAACGAACGCCGTGTCGAGTTCACCGCCCACGGCCAGAATCAGCACCTGTTCCCCCACGGAAGGTGCCCACCATGTGCGCGAACGACCGGCGCGCTGGGTCAGCCACTTCAGCCAGTCGGTGCACATGCCGCCGGTCTGCACACGGCAGCGACCGGCGTTAAGGTCGGTTTCGACGACAAGGCCGGTGCGAATCATGTTGCGCAGTGCGCGCGCGAGTTCCTGAATATTTGCGAGAGTGTTCATAACGGGAAGGATGCCGCCGGGTCATACCGGCGGCAATGTGACGATGAGGTGTCGGGAATGGCACAACTAACGCTCAAGGTGAGCCAGGATAATCTCTTCAATCATCTGCACATCCTCACCGGTAAAGCCGAGCAGAGGACGCGCCGGATAATCAATTTTCTTACCGTCTTTCCGGGTTTCTTCCGACAGACCGAACTGATGCACACTGGCGATTTTCGGTGACTTCCCGCCGTAAAATTCCATTGATGCCTGTTCCGGGCTGGCGCGGATATGCAAAAAACGACTGGTGATAAGTTTCGCAAACATTTTTCGCTTAACGCGACCGGTCTTTTTTCTGGCGCTCTGCTGCTGGCGTGGCGCGTAGGGGGTGCCGTCCGGGGCTTTCTGTGCCATCACCCGACGCTGCTGACTCTGCCGCAGACGTTTCGCCAGTTCGGCACTCAGTCGCCGACACCCTGACGGTGACAGCGACTCAATCAGTCCGGTCAGCCGGTCTTCAAAACGCTTAAACTCATTCATCCCACTTGCTCACCAGTTCGCCATTGATATAAAGCTCCATCGGGCGGGTGACCGGCTCCGGCGGCGTGGGTTCCGGGATATTCTTCACATGCAGCGCGCCGTCCACCTCACTGACCAGCGTGCGCTCGGTCAGCATCAGGCTGATACTGATATCAAAGCTGCTGTCATTGTTGATGTCTGCATAAAACGTGAAGCCCTTTTTCTGGCCTGCGTCGGTGGTCATGATGTCGGGCTGATTTTCCCGCAGCCACGCCAGCACCGGCACGATGAGCAGGTCAAAATCACCGGTAAAGTCGGTCACAATGACATTGAGCGTGTAACGCTTTTCGAATGACAACGACGCCGCCAGTGTGGAGGCAATACTCCCGTTATCCACGAATATCCGCAGCATCTCGGGACTGGTTTTCAGCACCGTGACGGCATCAGTCAGCGCCCTGCGCAGGCTGTCGGGTTTGAGCATCGTTTTCGTCCTGACAGTGTTTAATCATTTTTACCTGGCTGGCACAGCGTGCCAGCGCGTTCTCAAGCTGCCGGATATCGGCACTTAAATCACCGTTCGTCTCCGGGTCACTGCCCGGCATCGGGCAAAGGCTCACTTTCGGGCAGGCGTTGTGGACAATCACTGGCGTCGGTGCAGGCCGGGCGCTGGTGCAACCGGCGCACAGCATCAGGCAGGCCAGCGCCGTACCAGCGGCGAAAATCTTCGTTTTCATTGAGTAACCTCGTAATGGTTTTCTCGCGCTGTGCTTCACGCTTCGCGGCGTTCTCCAGCTCCTGACGCAGTGCAACCTGCGCCAGCTCGTTTTTGTCTGCCCTGGTGAGCGCAACATGAAGCTGGTTTTTCAGCATGGTGATGGTCGTCTGCTGCCCGCTGGCGACATTGTTTGCCCTGTCCAGTGAGGTGCGCAGGCTGGCGTTTTTATGCTTCGCCAGAAACAGACCCGCCACCGCCAGCGATAACAACACAACCATCAC